ATATTGAAATGGATATTGATAATTGTCTTGGCGGAAGAAAGGCTTGGAGGTCTGGCCAAAAAACCTATCTGAATATGGTTGCTAAAAATAAAATAGAAGCAATCAATCGCAAGCTTGATAAATTTCCTGACGAGGATGATGATGTATGAAAGCTTCACAGAAACTAATCATCTGTTTCGAGCAATTAAAAACCGTTCAAAAATTTGCAGACGTTGATTCGAAACTCTTGCCTCTTATCGCTAAGTTGGAAGCAGAGGGTGACTTGTTTGGGCCTGCATGTCTTGTGATATACGCTCCTGATCCTATTTTCGTAAGCGCATCATATTTTGGTAAGGCAAAAGGCCCAAGCAAACCAAAACTCTTTGGATATGAAGAAGAAGAATTCATGAAAAAACAATATTAGTTGTTGACGCAGGGACGCGATTGCTTTATACTGATTGTAGAAATTGAGAAAAACTTAGGAGATTAGATTATGACCAAACCCACTTCAAAAGAAATCGCACTCGAAATCAAATCAACCTGTAATCGCCTTGGTTGGACATACGAGGCTCGCGCAACCACCCTCGTTATTCGCAAAAGCTTTAACAGCACCAAAGAAGCCTTTGTAATAGCAGACAGCGAATACTACGGCATTTTAAGCTTGATCCCTAGCACAAGTGCTGGTAGTATTTTTGGAACGGATGGAGGTGGCGTAGGCGCTCTAGCAGCCATGAAGTCTGGTGTCTTTGAAATGAAAAAGACAGGATGCAGCAAAAGGGTTCTAAGCGCACTTAACAAATTGGATACCATCAAATGAAAATTTCAGACATGGAAAATGCAACAAAAGCAATAAGAATTCTTCGGAGCGTTCAATACGAACTTAAACAAATTCAATCTTTGGAAATTGAAGAAAACCCTAGCAATGATATTTTTAGCATGGGAAATAAAATTACATCCGATCAAGGTTATGGTATTATTTCTAGTGAATTGTATATATCTGGTGTGTATTTTACCAACGAGATAAAGAATCTAACAATTGAAGTTCTTGAAGATCAAGAAATTAAGTTGATGGATTATTTGGAATCTATTGGTGTTGTTGTATACGGGGAAAATAAATCTGATTGAACTGTAGACACAGACACCACCTTTTGATATACTATTTGTGTTGACTGATTTCCAATTGAACGAAAGGAACTATATTATGAAAACTGAAATGAACTACGCCGTTATCTTTGTTAATTCCAACTACGGCTACAACCACATCAATACCCGAATTGATATGTCCTCAAATGAAGACCTTGAAAGTGTTTCTTCGGGCAATCTTCCTTATACCAGTAGCTTTGACTCTATTTCTGGTGCTGTGGCTTTCAACGCTCAGTACAACGCCACTGGTGATGATTTCAGAAAGCCTTACGGGTTTGAACCAGTCCTGAGTGATGTACACAACTTTGATCTACGCAAAGCAGAAAAAGCTTTGAAACTGCTTCGCAAAGTCTCTAAGAAATATGACGCACTGCGAAACGAATCACGCAATTACGATTTCATTCCCTCGCTTGTCGCCTTTCTAAAATCTGCTGGAATCAAGCGTGTATTCATCCGATATCAAAATGCAAACGGGTTTGTGAATCTGGGTCTTGAAGAGGCTATTTACGAACTGACCAAGATTGATCAGAAATTTGAAAACGGGAGTGTGTGAAGATGAAAAATCAGTCTTTAGAACAATGTAAGTTTGATAGGCTTAATCTAGAAGAACTTTTAAACAAACCAAAATAGGAAAGATTAGAATGGACATGAAAACGTACCTAGAAGAATCAGAACGCACAGCACCAAAATTCGAGAATGGTCTTGAAATCAATGACTCTGTTCTTGAAGCTTTGCGTTATACAATTTCAGAAATGGTGAAAGTTGGCAATCCGCTTGATGACTTGAAAAAGCACATCTATTACAAAAAGCCTTTTGCATGGATTGATCCTGTGAATGAAATCGCAAAAGAGAAAGTTGTATTGCCACAATACGAAGCTGATATCGTTCATGCTGTGGTAGGTATTGCAACCGAGGCTGTGGAGCTACTGGAAGCTCTGTATGACCGTCTTTCTGGTAAAGAGGTAGATGTGGTCAACCTCGTTGAAGAAACCGGTGATTTGATGTGGTACGAAAGCCTGTTGCTACGCACACTCAACACAGACTTTGAACAAACCGCTGCAATTAACATTGATAAATTGTACAAACGATTTCCGCATAAGTTTGATGATAACAAGGCTATCTTTCGTGATGTAAAAGCGGAGCGAAACCTACTGGAAAAAAGGATTAACCGAAATGGCGAGAAACTGGAATCTAAGATCATTACCTGATAAGGTACTTGTCAATAACACATTTTATCTGTCGCCAAGGGAAAAGATGGATTCTGATAAGTTTCAGAAAAAGCATTCAAAATGCAATTCATCCTTTGAATTTGCATTCGCTTAAGGCAGTGGAATAGGTGCAAGTTGTGTTGTCAAATGCGCTCGTTGTGGTGATAGTAAAGATATAACGGATATTAACTACTGGTAAGGAAAATATAAATGGTAATTATTTACGGAACTCCAAACTGTTCATTCTGTACAAAAGCAAAAAAACTTTGTGAAGATAAAGGCTTGCCTTACACTTACAAAACAGTTAATGTGGAAGTAACAGTAGAGCAACTTACCGAAATGGTGGGTTCTCCTGTGAAGACTGTACCACAAATTTTTATGTCTAATGACGGATTCACTGAGTATGTTGGTGGATTTGAACAGCTAAAGACTAAAATTAAAAACATGACTATGTGAGGAAAATAAAGTATGAGTCTAGTAGACGAAAAATTAAAACATATGTATCTTCACATCATTGAAGAGGGTGAAAGCAAAAGCACTAGAACGGGTAACGTAATTAGTGTGTGGGATAAGAGGCTGGAATTTGATCTTTCAAAAGAATTTCCAGCAGTCACCAATAAAAAATTTGCTATGAATTCTTGTTTTGGTGAGCTTCTTTACTTTTTATCGGGTTCGACATCTCTTGAAGTTCTAAAACATTATACGTTCAACGATCAAGATTCAGACAAGTGGACTATTTGGACAAATGACGCCGAGCGATGGGGTGGTAAAGGAAATATTGTTTTGGGAAATCTATATCCTCATCAATGGAGAAGCTACGGTTCCGATTACAATATAGACACACCGACAAAACCAGTTGATCAAATTAAAAACTTGATTGATAGATTAAAAAGCGAACCTGATCGACGCGATCATATTGTTATGGCATGGAATCCATACGAAATTGAAAACGATTTGATGGCTTTAAAACCTTGTCATCTTGGCTTTCAGTGTTATATCAATCAAGAAACGGGAAAGCTTAATTTAAAATTCTGGCAACGATCTGTTGATTCGTTTCTAGGTCTACCCTTTAATATTGCGTCATACGCTTTATTAACTCACCTTCTGGCAAAGTGGACAGGGTATGAAGTTGGAACTCTGTCATGTGACTTGGGTGATGTGCATGTTTATGAAAATCACATGGATGCAATCTTTGAATTTATTAACAATGAAACTCATGTAGGGCCAACCATTCAACTACCAAAAGGAACTGACACACTAGAGAGTACATTGGAATTGACATCATTAGATTTTAAAGGGTGTCTAAAAAATTACACACATAGTGGAGTTATTAAAGCACCTCTAAGTGTTGGCTAACTTTGAAATTATCTATTGACTCTCATCACCCAATATGAGAAGATAATTGAAATAAAAATACAGATAACAAATTTTGAAAATTATTTTTATGTGTAAATTGCGGGGAAATAAATGTGAAAAAATTCTATGTTGAAATAGAACAAAATGGTGGTGAATATTATGGATATGGTGATGGGAAATGACCTTTGAGGAAAAGGTTATGGTGATTTGGAATGATTAACCATTGACTCAAACCCCTCACTATGAGATAATATCCTTGTAGTGAGGGGTTTTCGTTTCTAGGAGATTAATTTATGATGACTACTTCGTTTAATTCAATTATGCTGAAAGGGCCAAATCTTGTTAAAAGGGTTAATGAGCTTGGTAGTATTGAGTCTTTGAACGCTCTCGAAAAGAAAATATTTGCCAAATACGAATCCATTTTTAAAACAAAGTAGGAGATTGCACTATGAACTTTTTATATAAAAATTTGACTTATCAAGAAATGATTTGTGAAGCTGAATACAACAATAACACATTAGCCATTGCCATTTCAGAATCCGCTATCGAAGCCGCAAGAGAAGAGATTGAAAGTGAAGAAGAAAAGATTGATAATGGTGAGGTGATTTCAAAAGCTGGTGTTGCATCTGTTTGTCGGTTCTTGTACACACAAGCGTCATGGGAAAAGGAAGAGTCTCGATCTGAATGGTATGTTGATGAATTCCACGGTGATTTCAATCCTGCAAAAAACCACATCGGTGTTGTGAAATCAAATGGTGGATACAAGGCTTTTGTTAAATATGGCCCATACGGTGAAGAAGACCTAGACCAATACGTGGACACACTCAAGAAAGCAAAGGTCGTGGCCATTGAACTTGCTGTTACAGCCGCTGGCGAAGGTTTGCTTCTGCAATAGAAAGGAATAATATGAAAGTAGTTTCTGTAGTAGACACAAAGAATCCAAAACAATGCTCTTATAGAGAGGTTGGTGTAGTCATGGTAATCAAACGCTATGGCTACACATTTTGCATAACAAAATCATACAACTCTTTAATGAACTGTTATCTGTTGTGTGAATACAAAACTGGAAAAGAGTTTAGTGCATTTGGGCTTCCGTTAAAAATGGAAGATTCTGACGTTGATCGTGTTGTTGAAAGATCAAATGCATATCTTGATAAAATAGACAAAGAATTTGTTAAAGATTACTTGTCTAGATTTCCTGTAGTGAATGAGGATGTTCCTGATAATAGTGATTCGCCCGATTACAGTGATGTTAAGTTAAAGCAAAGAATAAAAGAACAAAACGATAAAGCACTAATAGAAAAGATGGCTAATCCAAAAAAGAAAAAGGTGGTAGAGAAAGAGAAAGTGTCTGCTATTAAGAAAAAGAGAGGCAGGCCAAAGAAAGTGGTAGAAAAAGATAATACGTTGTTTTGAAAAAAGGGAACCAAATTGGTTCCCTTTTTCGTTTCTATCTAAGCTGAATAAATTTCCAACCGACTGTGTTTCTTCCTGTTGGAACATTTTGTTGTCGATTATTAATAAAAACTTCGCCTTTTCCCATGAAAGAATTAGCCATAGATGCGCTTATCTTTTTGTCTTTGCAAAAATAATCTATACTTCCAGTTAAAAACTCACTGCCGTTCGGAGAAATTGCCTTAAACATAGCCTTATCTTCATTAATCATAAAACAGTTGTTGTCATGAAATCTTAACAATCCTCTACCACCAGATTTTCCACAATGAGGACATGTATAAATTTTTCCTTTATGAGATTCACTCATTTTCTTTTTTGTTTCTTCTGATCTTAATAATCCTGTATGAGTCTTTCTAACCATATCACCAAACCCTTCTGCCTTTTTTACTCCCTTTAATCTTATTGAAGTTGGATGCACTTCGTACCGGAGATGGGATTTACTTAAGTTCTTTTTTTGTGATTCTGACATCACTCTTCCTTTTCTGGTTTTGCTCATCTTCTTTCTTGTTTCTTCTGTATGAGTAGTTCCATGACGAGGATGAAGTTTACCACCTCTAAATGATCCACCTCTGATTAAATTATAACAATCTCTATCTTTAACCATTTCGTTTGTAACAAATTCATATTCATGATTTATGAGTTCTTCTCTGTTATCAAAAAAATTTAAAATTACCTTAATAAAATTATCACTACCATGAACACCAATTTCATTTAAAAGTCTTTCACCACTTCCCATGTAACCGTCATTCATGTTTTTTGTTGAATGAATTCCGTAGTAGTATCCAATCGAATCTGTTCTAATTATCTTATAAAAATAATGATACATATCATCTGATTTCTTTGATACTTTACTATAAATAGGTTTGCTGTCCATATCACTTTCCTGTTAGTGGATAGAGTGAGTGGGTGTTAACGCACCGCGACTCACTCACTCTTTCATTGTTGCATCTTCCACGCTTCTGATTTTGAACCTTTCTGAAAACGTGCAAGAGGTAAAAATAAACAAAGTTCCCATGATTGGGACGGAATCTCTACGAATTTTGATCTAACTTGATCCATTCTATATTCTTTAACAGCATGTTCAAAGTATTTGCTTTGTGCAAGTGTTGATATAACTTTCCATGAAATGTCAAGCTTTGTTGACTTAACAAACCTATCCCTACTTTTAAAACGCAAAAGCGCACGAAAAGCTGCCATTCTTAAAACAGGACTGAGGTAGTGAAAATTAATTCCAACAAAATTCTCAGAACCACTTTTTGTTCTATACGCTCTGAATGGAATTATAAGCGGGTATCTATCCCACACTGGCAATGTGTCTTTATTTAAAGCTGAATATTCAAAAAACGCCATTTTTCCTAACGTTAGACCATCACTAAACAATTCTTGATCACGAAACATCCTAGCAGTTCTTACGCTACTAAAGTTCTTTGTAACACGTTTTCTAAACCAGTCCATACTCTTTTTAATGTTACGTCTTGACTTTGGGCCTTGGCTTTCAAAATACGATTTCTCAAGGTCTTGCAAAACCTTTAGATCAGTACCTGTTGTATTTTTATATTCTTTATTCTCTGCCATGATGTTCCTGTGGTGCGTTATAAATAACAGTATAGTCTAATTATCTATTTATGGTTTAAAATATGGCTTCGCTAAACGAATCAATAAAACATATAACAAAGCATGGTTTAGCTAGAACCAATAGGTTTAATGTTATCATAAGCTTGCCTGAAATTCTACAACAAAGTTTGAATTCTGAAAAGTCTGAGGATGATGAGGCTGGTAATTTTCTTCAACCTTTAATCGGTTCTGTTGGTATCAATTTGGTTAAGAGTTATCTGGGGTCTGGTACAGAAATTGTGCGTGGATTGGATATCATGTGTGAATCAGCACAATTTCCATCAAAGGCTTTGGCTGTGTCAGAAACCAAGTACAATTCTGATTATTTCAGTGCGGCTCATGACATCACATACACACCTGTTGAATTTACATTTGTTGTGTCAAGAGATTTTTTGGAAAAGAATATTATTGACAAGTGGATGAATATGATCATTGATCCTAACACACATGAGGTTTCTTACTTTAATACGTATGTGTCGCCTAGTATTGAAATTCAACAACTGAACGAACTGGATCAAGTAACACATAAGGTTATTATTAAAGACGCTTTCCCTGTTGACATAAGCACGATGCAGCTTTCCAATGAAAGCAATGACGAGTATCACAAAATCAGTGTTACTTTTGCTTACAGAAAGTGGACAACTGGTGAGGTCACACAACCGTCTGGTGTGGGTTCTCTTGCACAGACACCGCTAGGCCCATTCACTACACCTATACTTTCTAATCCAGCGGTACAGCGCGGTATAGATTTTGTAGAGACTCAATTTTTAGGTGGTGACAGTCTAGAGGGTGAAGCAGTGGATATATACAATATGGTTGATGATGTTGTGAAGAACACAACCGGTCAATCTACGAACAAATCAGCATCACTATTAAATGGCATTAAAGCCAACCTCGATTTAAACAATGTAATTAGCAGCGACCAAAAAGCTCAATTAATTGGTTTGATTGATGGAACACTGGACAAATTAGGATAAAAGTAAGATGGCATTACCTAAGATTAAACACCCGAAATACACACACCACTTGGTGGGTCTGAACAAAAAAGTTTCTTATCGCCCGTTCACAAACGCGGAACAAAAGATTCTGTTGCTGGCTAAACAAGAAGAAAAGAACACAAGTCGAATCCTTGAAGCTGTAATGCAGATTTTGCATAATTGTATTCTTGATGACATTGATATCGACAATCTTAGTTCGTTTGACATGGAAGATATATTCCTTAGAATTCGTGCCAAGTCTGTTGGTGAGATTATCAAGCCACGATTTAGCTACAAGTACACCGATGAAAAGGGTATTGAAAAAACAGATTTTGTTAATATCGAAATCAACATTGATGATATCAAAGTTGTGGTTGAAGAAAAAGTTGATGATAAAATAATTCTTGATAAAGAATCACAGCTTGGGGTTAAGCTTAGATATCCAACTTTGAAGATTATTCGTGAAATGAAAGACACCAATGACGACATTGAACTTATTTCAAAATGTATCGTGTGTGTGTTTGATGGAGAAAATGTGTACAACCGCGAAGATATTAGCGATGAAGAGATGATTGAGTTTGTTGATGATATTGATATGTTAAACATGAAAGCAATTAATAAATTCTTTTCAAGCATCCCGCGTATCGAACATAAGGTTGACGTTACAC